ATCAAACAAGCAACCCTAATACAAGGGCTAAGACTATTCAAAAGAAAAGATGCACCATTCAATATTCTAGGTAACGAGCAAACTGGTCAGATTGAACTATTCAACAAGTTCGACCCAGATGCAAGAGAACTTATCAAAGGTTACATCAAGAACAAACTCTAATGGCAGAAACAGGTATTACAGTCAAGATAACTGGTGCTGAGAGTCTAAGGAAAAGATTAAAAGCTAACAATCTTATGATGACTCCACTTCGTAACTATCTCAATGGTTATGGAAAAGTAATCAAAGAAAAATCAAAAGTACATGCTCCAGTTGATACTGGTGCTTTGAGAAGAAGTATTAAATACACAAGAGTGAAACCACAAGGAAGAATACCTAACAAGACAAAAGTTTTTGCAACAGCTAAACATGCATCTTTTGTTCATGGTAATCCAGAGAAAAGATTTAGAATGTCTGAACCATTTAACAGAACAAGACCACACTTCCCACCAGTCAAAGCACTTACTGGTTGGGCAAAGAGACATGGCATGAATCCTTATGTCGTTGCCAACTCTATTGCACAAAAAGGTACACCGATAGTTCCATTCTTAAAAATGGGATTGAGAGATGCAAAGCCAGAAAATAAAGTATTATTACAAGTAGCAACCAAACAAATTGAGAGACAATTTAAGAAGGGAAGGAAAAAAGTCTAATGGCATCTTTATCATCGATAAGGTCTGGAATAGCAACCAACTTGGGAAACATATCATCACTAACAGTTTTTGGTTTTGTTCCAGATAGTATTGAACCACCTACTGCTGTGGTAGGTGTTGTAGATAATATTGAGTATGATACTTCAATGTCTCGTGGTGCAGACACTTATTCTATTCCAGTATTTCTCTATGTAAGCAGAGTTGATGCACAAGATGCTCAAGATACCTTAGATGGATTTCTTGCTTCTAGTGGTTCTAGTTCTGTAAAAACTCAGATAGAATCCGATGTAACACTAGGTGGAGTCGCAAACTCTGCTAGAGTAGTAGAAGCAGACAACTATGGAGTCTATACTATAAACAACATAGACTACTTAGGTTGTGAATTTACAGTAGAGGTAATAGCATGAAATACATAGTACAGAGTGGCATCGATGTCGGTAAGAAACGATACGAAGTTGGAGACTCAATTACAAAAGAACAAATGGGAAAAAGTTTTAAGTGGCTAGTAATGCAAGGTATTGTATTAGATGAATCAAAAATAATGGAAGAAGAATAATGGGAAAAGGAAGTTATGGTTCTGGCGGTGGCTCAAGGCGTGGTGGCAGAATGAGAAGAAGAAGAAGAAGGAGTAGAAGGTAATGGCATTCGTTCATGGTAAAGGTACAAAGGTTCATGTAAACGCAGTGGACTTCAGTGAATATTTTAATAATGTAGATGTAACCAAAACATCTGATGTTGCAGAGACAACTAACTTTGGTTCATCTGGAGTAAAAACTTTTATTGCTGGAGAAGATGATGGCACATTTTCATTGACTGGACTGTTTGATGCCACTGCTGATGCAACACTTCAACCACTATTAGGTGGTTCAGATTTTAATTTAATTGTTGGTATTGATGGACTTGAAACTGGAGATAGAACCCAGTTTGGTTCTGCAAACATTACTAACTATGGTGTATCAAGCCCAGTAGGAGATGTAGTTGCAACTTCAATAGATGCTCAAGCAGATAATGGAGTTACAGTAGGTCTTGTTTTAAATGCTGGTGCTTATACTGCAACTGGAGTGCAAGGCAGTGCCAATGACAACTCAGCGAGTTCGACTGGCGGTGGTGGTGCATTTCTGATTGTAACTAGCGTAAGTGGTACTTCTCCAACTGGAGATGTAAAGATTCAGCACAGTGCTGATAATGTAACTTACGCTGATTTAATAACATTCACTCAAGCAACAGGTGCAACGAGTGAGATTAAAAAAGTAGCTGAAGGTACGACAATCAACAGGTATGTAAGAGTACATGCTACGATTGGTGGTTCATCTACTCCAACTATTAATGCGATAGTTGGTTTTGGAAGAAATAATTAAGGAGAAGATAAATGGCATTTGTACATGGTAAAAGTTCGGTATTCAAGTTGGATAACGCAAGTGGTTCTTTAACTGACATATCATCTTTTGTGAACAATGTGGACTTCCCAGAGACAGCTGATGTAGCTGAAACAAGCGTACTAGGAGCATCAAACAAAACTTATATAGTTGGTTTAAAAGATGCAACAATATCCTTAAGTGGATTATTTGATGCTACTGTTGATGCAATCTTAGGAGCTGTTGTTGGTCAAACTGCAACTCTATCGTATGAATATAGCCCAGAAGGTACTGCTTCTGGAAAAGTAAAATACACTGGAGAAGCAATACTAACCAACTACGCACTAAGCTCTCCAGTCGGAGATGTAGTAGCTTATTCAGCAGATTTACAATGCTCTGGTGCAGTTACTCGTGGCACACACTAATTAGATAATTAAAGAGAGGAGACACATGAAACGATTATCTATTGATGATATAGAAAAACTACCTTCAGTTCCAGAAGAAGAATTTGAGATTGAAGAGTGGGGTTTCTCAATATTAATTCGTGGTATCAATAAAGGTATGCAAGTTAAGTTGGGTAAATTACTTAATGAAGATGATGCTGATGCATTTGATTATCAAAAAGAATTACTCAAGGTATGCGTTATTGAACCAGAGTTAGATGATGAAACAATCGATAAGTTGTATGAAAAAGATGCTAAAGTCATTGACCAGATATTTGCAAAAATAAATGAACTCAATGGTATTGGGGGTTCTGCCGAAGCAGAACAGTTTTGAAAACAATCTTGATTTAATATTCAGATTCAAACTAGCTCGTGAGTTAGGCATGACTGTCGGAGAACTATTAGCTACAATGAGCTTCAAGGAATACAACCAGTGGATTAGTTTCTATAAATGGGAAACTGGAGAGCAAAACAAACAACAAGCTCTTGCAGAAGCTGAGCGTAACAAGAAGATGGGAAGATAATGGCAATAGCCGACATAGCAATAAATATTGTTACTAAGGGTGCTGAGTTAGCAAAACGACAACTCAATTCACTTAGTGGCTCTGCTGGTAAGTCTGGCAACATGATGAGCAAACTTGCCACTGGTGCAAAACTTGCTGGTGTTGCTCTTGCTGTTGGTTTAGCTAAAGGTCTTACAGAAGCAGTACAAGAGTTTACTGCATTCAATGACAAGATGACACAATCTCTTGCCATTATGAACACCACTGTCGAGCAACAAAAGGCAATGGAAGAGTCTGCTCTATCTGTTTCAAGAGAGACTAGAATATCTGCTGAACAATCTGCTGAAGCATTTTTCTTCCTAGCATCTGCTGGTTTAGATGCTGAACAGTCTATATCTGCACTTCCACAAGTAGCTAAGTTTGCTCAAGCTGGTATGTTTGATATGGCTACTGCTACTGACTTAGCAACAGATGCTCAATCTGCATTAGGACTTACAGTTGATGATGCACAACAAAACTTAGAAAATCTTACAAGGGTTACAGATGTTTTGGTAAAAGCTAATACATTAGCTAACTCTTCTGTACAACAGTTCTCTGAAGCACTTACAAATAAAGCTGGTTCTGCATTAAAGGTAGCTAACAAAGGTATTGAAGAAGGTGTTGCAGTATTATCAGCATTTGCAGATAGAGGTGTCAAAGGTGCTGAAGCTGGAGAAAAACTTAACCAGTTACTTCGTGATATTCCAAGAGCAACAGCAAAGAATGCTGAAGAGTTTGCAAAACTCAATCTTCAGATGTTTGATGCTGATGGTAACTTAAAAAATGTTGCAGATTTGATTGAAGAACTTGATGCAGTTCTTGCACCAATGTCAGATGAGTTAAAAGCATCTACATTAGACCAGTTAGGACTCAATCGTGGTGTTGCTGATGCTGTCAAGATATTATCTGGTGCTGGAGATGAAATAAGAGCTTATGAATCTGCATTGATGCAATCTGGTGGTACTACTGAAGATGTAGCAAACAAACAGATGGGTTCACTAAAAGCACAACTTGATTTGATGAATAACGCATTTTCTGAGCTGGGTATTCTTATAGGAGATATTATTGCACCAGCTCTTACAGCTCTTGTTGAAGGTGTTACAAAAACTGTTAGAAAATTTACAGACTTCATTAGTAATCAAAGAGAAGTTACTGCTGAAATAAGAAAAAATGTTGAAGAAGCTGAAAACCAAAATCAGATTTATGGAACTGATTTACCAAGAGCTTACAGTTTATATGGAAGTGGTGTAAGTGAAGCAACAGATGCAACAACAGACTTTAGAACTGCAACACAAATAGCTATTGATACTGCATTAAAATATAAAGATGCTAACTTTGGAAGATTAGCTACTGACCAAATTGTTGCTGATGCTTTGGAAAACTTTACTAGAGAAACAGAAAATAATACAGAAGCAATCGAAGAACAAACAGAACAAGCCAAAGAGTTTGCAAAAACAATGAAATCAAAACTTTTACCTACACTTCAATCAGTTGTTGATGCTCAAGATAAGTTAAAAGATATTCAAGATAGAGTAACTGATGCTGAAGAAGATAGAGATGAAGCTAGTAAGCAACTTACTAAAGCACAAAAAGAATTAGAACGAGCATCTTTGAATGTATCGGTTGCAGAAAAAAATCTTACTGATGCTAAAGAGAGAGCTAAAGAAGTAACTCTTCAAGAACAACTTGCAATAGTACAACAAAAGAATGCAATCCAAGAACTTGAAGAAATGGAAGAGCGTAATGAAGAACAAGAACTTAAACTTGCAATCGCTAAAGAAAGACTTACTGAATTGATAGAAGCATCAACTGGAGCTACAAATGAACAAACACAAGCAGAGAGAGAACTAGAGAGAGCATTAGAAGCAGAACAAAGAGCTACTGAGCGTGTTACTAAAGCACAAGATGCATTGACTAAAGCACAAAAAGAACTTAATGAAGTAACTGCAAAAACACCAAAGAATCTTCTTGAGATAGCTATGGCTAAAAAAGAACTTGATGATGCTCTTAAAAATTTAGATGCACTGGGTTCTTTTGAAGATGGATTAGCACTACTCGTTGAATCGACTGGTATGAAGCTACAAGATTTAATAAATATGGCTAATGCAATAAGAAGTGGTAATAATATTTCAGTTGGTTCTGGTGGTGGTGGAGACTCTGGTGGTGGAGATGGTGGAAGCACTGGGAGTGAAACTTTTGATACTGATGGTGTATCTGATGGTGGTGCTGGTAATGATGTCATACCTTCAAGAGTTCCAGCATCTCAAAGAGTAGCTAGTACAGTTCTCTTTACACAAAACCTTAAGTTTGAAAATCCTAAACTTGAAGGAGATGAACTTGCTCTCAAAGTTGCAGAACAAGTTAGAAGAGCAACAAGAAATGGTATCAAAGTTATAACATGAGTGTTGCATTTGACTCAGATGTTAATATCACAGTTGAAATGGCGTTTGATAGTTCTCCATTTGATTCTTCACAATCATTTACAGATATAAGTAGTTTTGTAAGGTCATTCCAATTTTCTAGGGGAAGGTCAGATGAATTATCTGCATTTAGAGCTGGTACATTAACTTTAAATGTTTCAAATGCAGATAATAGATTTAACCCATCTAATACATCAAGCCCTTACTTTGATTCAGCTAATAGTCGAACAAAGATACAACCACTTAAGCAAATTAGAATAAAAGCAGAATACGATTCAGAAACTTATACAATTTTTCGTGGGTTTTTAGATGTAATACCAGTTAAGTTCATTGCAGAAGGTGCTGACTCCATTGTGCAATTTACAGCAATAGATGCATTCAGATTATTTCAAAATCAAACATTCCAATCAGTGGGATGGAGAGTTGGTAGAGTTGGCTTTACTGAATTAGGACAAACTACAAGATTAGGTTATGAAGATACACAAGAGTTATCTTCGGCTAGAGTTTCAAGAATTTTAAATGCGATAGGATTCCCTTCATCACTAAGAAGTATTGATACTGGTGTAAAAAATGTTATATCACAAGCAGTAACAACAAATGTTCTTACTGGATTTAGAGAATGTGAACTAGCAGAGAATGGACAATTCTTCATAGACAGAGAAGGTAAAGCAACATTTAGAAATAGACAATATAAATTCACAAATACAAAAGCTACAACTGTTCAAGCTACATTTGATAATTCTGGTTCAAATTTACCATATACAGATGTGCAATTAGGTTTTGATGACAATGAAGTTATTAATAACTATTCATGGACAAGAAGTGGTGGTACAACACAGTTTATAGCTGACTCTGACTCGATACAAAGATTTACACCAATCAACTCATCAGAAACAACAATAAATGTAAATGACAGTGATGTTCTATCTATCATTCAGCAAAAATTAGCTGAGACAGCGATACCTATAATCAGAATTGATAGTCTTACAATTAATCCAAGACAGAATACAAATATCTGGCAACATGCACTTGGAAGAGATTTAGGAGATAGAATCAAAGTAAATATTACAAATCCAGATGGAAGTACATTTAGTGATGAGTTATTTATAGAATCAGTATCACATAGTGTAAGTGCATCAAGCCAAAGTTGGCAATGGATTATGACACTAAGCCCAGCGAACTCTGCATCTTGGGTTCTTGGACAAGCACAATTAGGAATTGGTACAAGATTTGCTTATGCTTAGTGCTATGATAAAAGAGATAAAAGGAGATAAATAATGGCAGGAGCAGGTTGGCAAAGTTATTCCACTGGAGACTTGATAGATGCTACGACATTCCAAACATTCATACAAGACCAAGTTATTCAAGTTTATGCGAGTAGTTCCGCTAGAGATACTGCATTAGGAACTAATGATGCAGAAGGAATGTTTTGTTTCTTAAAAGATACAAACACTTTACAATTCTATGATGGTTCAGCTTGGGTAAACTTTATTGGAGAAGGAGATATAACTGGAGTTACAGCTGGAACTGGTTTATCTGGTGGTGGTACTTCTGGTGCTGTTTCATTAGCAGTAGATATAAACTCACTTAGTGCAGTTACACCAGCTAGTGCTGATGCTATACCTTTTGCAGATGCAACAGATTCAAACGCAGTAAAGAAAACAACTCTTGCAAACTTACCAATATCAACAGCAACCCAAACAGCTTTAGATAATATAACAGCTGGTACATCAACACTTACAGTTCCATTCACAGTAAAAGTAGCTGATGATGGTTCTGGTTCACAAAATGTTTTTTACTTTTTAAATGGTACAGATACTGGTGCTGGTACTAAAACACCAGCTTTAGATGTTGGTGTTGGATTCAAATACAAATTTGATGTATCAGATTCATCATTCTCTGGTCATAACTTAAAATTTAGTACAACTAAAGATGGTAGTCATAACTCTGGTTCAGAGTTTACAACTAATGTAACTACTTCTGGAACTGCTGGTTCAGCAAACGCATTTGTTCAGATAGAAGTTACACCAGAAACTTTAGGTACTGCAACAGCATCAAGTTCTACTGTTGCAACATTATATTATTATTGTTCTAATCACTCTGGAATGGGTGGAGAAGGTAGATTATCTTTATACCCAGCTGGTGGTGGTGGTGGTGGAACAAGTGTTGGTCTAGTATTATCAATTACATAGGAAGGAAATAAATTATGGCAGAAGCGTATGTTAATGGTTATCAAGATGTTGGAACATCTAGTACAGCTATTTATACAACTCCAGCAGGAACTGAAGCTATCGTTAGAAGTCTTTACATTGCTAATGTGGATGGTTCTAACTCAGCTGATATTACTGTTGAGATAGTCGATGATGGTGGTTCTCCAGATGCAAAGATTGCATCAGCAATTACAGTTCCAGCAAAATCAACTTTTCAAGCAATAGATGTACCCATATTTTTAAATGCTGGAGATGCTGTAAAACTACTTGCATCTGCAACTGGAGACCTAGAAGCAGTAATAAGCGTAGTTCAAATAACTTAAGGAGTAATTTATGAGTAGATTTGGAATCAAGGGAGAAATCCCAGACCCAACAGTTGCCTTATCTGGAATGTTTGACCCAAATGACCAAATAAATCTAACTAGAGATGGTAACTGGGGAAATAAAATAGCTGTCGAAATTCTCTGCGTTGGTGGTGGCGGAGGTGGCGGAGGACCAACCTCTGGCGGTGGTGGTGCTGGTGGCTATCGACAATTCTCAGTAGGTATGCTTACTGGTATTGAATATACAGTTCAAGTTGGCGGTGGTGGTAATGGTGGTTCTGCAACATCACATGGCACTGCTGGTGGTAATGGTCATCCATCTTTTGTAGCTGACCCAAGTGGAGTTAGATTGATAAATAGCACTGGTGGTGGTGGCTATCGTGGTTCTGGTGGTTCTGGCGGTGGAGCTGGAAACAGTGGAAACAATGGTGGTTATACTCCAGCTGAAGGTAACAATGGCGGTAATGCCTATGGTGGTGGCGGTGGAGCTGGTGGAGCTGGTGGCTCAATGTCTGGCTCACAAGCTGGTTCTGGTGGTTCTGGAGCATCTTCTTCAATTACTGGTTCTGCGGTAACTAGAGCTGGTGGCGGTGGTGGCGGTGGCTACTATCGAATCTACGCTGGTGGGCAACAATATGCTGGTTCTGGCGGTTCTGGTGGCGGTGGTAATGGTGGTCGTAGAAACTCACAAGGTGGCACAGGAAATACTGGCGGTGGCGGTGGTGGTTCTGGTCATTGGGGTGGTGGCGAATCATATTCTGGTGGCAGTGGCGGTTCTGGTATTGTAATTTTAAGAACCTTACATACCGCATCTGCTTCTTCTGTATCTCCTACAACAGATGGCAGTTTTAATATATATAGTTTTACAAGTTCTGGAACAATAACTTTATAGGAGAAAAATGGCACATTTTGCAAAAGTAGATGAGAACAATCTAGTTACAGAAGTAATAGTTATTGATAACGCAGTTGTTGACCCAGAAGGTAAAGGTAATGATAACGAGACTTTAGGACAAACTTACATTGCTGATGTATTAGGTTTGGAAGGTAACTGGCAACAATGTTCATACAATAATAATATTCGTGGTAATTATGCTGGAATAGGTTTTACATGGGATGAAGAGAATGATGAATTTATACCACCAAAACCTTACGCAAGTTGGACATATAGTTTTACTGACCATCAATGGAAAGCACCTTTAGACCATCCATTAGCCGATATATCAGAAGATTCAACTGACCAACCAGAAGAAATTACCAGTAAACCAGATGATGAAGTCTGGGAATATGTATGGAATGAAGATGCATACCAAGCAGATAACACTAAAGGATGGGAATTTAAACTAATCTGGGCATCAGAAGATAACGATTCTGGTATTGATTTATCTGAATAATCTTAATAATTTTTAGCATTATATAATACAGTATGAGCAAATTAATTACTTTTGTAAGTAGTTATGATGGTTTTAGAGATATAGAAGAATTAAAACCTTATCCATCACTACAAAAAATCCCACAATGGTATAAAGACATACCACTTGATGTTAAAAAAGAAGATTTCAACTCTAAATTAATTCCAAATTTAAGAACATCTAAGACATGCCCAAGTTTTATTGACATACTTCAAGAAGGTTTTATTTTACCCGCACATACCGATATGCATTTCAGAATTGAAGAAGATGGAACAATGGAATGGAAAACAGCAAATCCATCTTTTCAAATAGAGCTTCACAATAATAATCAATTTGTTAATCATACAAATACACCTATCAGACAAGTATTTAAAATTATTTATCCTTATCATGTAATAGTTCCTAAAGGATATTCAATAAGACAGATGCCACTGATATGGGATTACAACCCAGACTGGCATATATCTTATGGAACATTTAAAGCAGATAAAATACCAGAAATAGCATTACAACTTAATTACACTTCTACTAACAATGAAATTTACATCAAAGCTGGTACACCATTATGTCAATACATACCATACAAAAGAGAATCTTTTAAGATGCAGATAGGAGATTATAAAAAGTACCACGATGTTATTTGGGAGAGTTGGCATCGAGCATCAACAAGTTTCAAACATAGTTATCGTAGAAACATAGAAAACTGGGATAAATGATAGAAGAAGTAACCATAAAATTTAGTACACCAAAAATTGGATTGGATAAAGTAGAAATAGCTGTTCCACAACCAGCAACTAATTATATTTCAGAGATGTGGAAAAATACACCTTTATTGATGCCACAAGATAAACAAGAATGGGATTTGTTTGTTGATAAAAATATAGGAGAAGATAGTAGGAAACATACTGCAAAGACTTGCCCTAGTTTTATTGATATATGGAAGAGTGGATATGTAGTTCCAGCTCCTTGTGATATATGGATGTACTTTGATAAAAAGACAAATCTGTATCAATGGGAAACATCAATGCCACAAATTGAATTGACAACACATCCAAACATGCAACTACTAGAACATGGTAAAGGAGAAAATGATTGGTTATTTACTTTTAAGTTAGATAATGTATGGTTTGTAGAAACACCAAAAGGATATTCAATATATCAAGTTCCAATGTTATGGCACGATAGAAGAGATTATGAAGTTGCCTATGGTGTAATTCATACTGATATGTACCATCAACTTAACATTCAAATACTTGTAAAGAAGCAAGAAATAATGATTAATCAAGGAGACCCTTTGTGCTACATAGTTCCTTACAAAAGATTGAAACATAATCATGAGATAGTTCCTTACGATGAAGAAAAAATAATGGCTTCTAATTTTAGAAACTTAGGAAGATTTAAAAGTATGTATCTCAAAAACTTTAATCGCATGGAAAAAAATCGTGAAAAAGATTAAGTTTGTAGCTATTGAAAAAAAGTGGTTTGATTTACAACCACCACCAAAACCAGCAAAGTTGTATCATCCTAAATGGTTTAAATCTGCACCAGCTTATTATCCAGATAAAAAATTAAGATTTACTGATGAAGGCAAAAATATGACTTTTAAAAAGTGCTTACCATTTGTTGATGCATTAAATGCTGGTTACATTATAGAACTACGCAAAGACATAATTGTACAAGAGAACAGTATCGGAAATAACAATAATTTTGATATAGCTTGGAATGCTGATGAACAAGTTATAAAAATACATAATTCAAATACAAAACTGATTGACCCACCAGATTCGTACCATAGTCAAGTGATTACATATCTATGGAACTATATAACAAAAACACCTAAAGGTTATTCATGTTTATTTACTGAGCCACTTGCTTATCCAAACAGTGTACTCAAAGCTATTCCAGCAATAGTCGATACAGATGCAAAAGTTTTAAATTTTCATTTGTCTATGTGGCTTAAAAAAGGTTTTACTGGAATTATTAAAAAGGGTACACCAATAGCTCAGATAATACCTTTTAAAAGAGATAACTGGTCAATGTCTAGTAGCTTCTTACAAGATGGAGAGTATGAAGTAGAAGTAGAGACTGGTTTCAATGCAACTATGAATAATTATTATAGAAATACAAGCTGGTCTCGTAAGAAATACAAATGAAATTATTTCCAGAATATAAAAAATCAGAAGTAGGATATTTTGTTTATGATGATATTTTACATAAAAGTATGTATCAAGAAATGTACAAAGTAAACAAAAACACATTTAGTTGCCCAGCTGTAAGCTCCTTAAACAATAGAATGTTTCAAGTCAATAACTTCATGAATGTTGAAGTAGAGTTTGGAGTAAACAATGGAGAACCATTTTATGAATATAATTTCAACACAAAAGAAAATCCAGATACTGCAAATATTCATGATGTTTTAAATGATAGATTATCAGTAAGACTTGATTCTGATGGTTGTGCAGTTCTACAAATGACAGATACTAAGATATTTGTTACTGATACAAAAGATTTAGAACTTATAGTTTTACAACCTACTGAATATGTTGAAACATCAAATGCAAACTTTATTTCTGGTACATTCAATATTTATGGATGGCTAAGACCTATAAATTCTGCTTATGTGCAAATAGATAAATCAAAAACATCCAAAGTTTTTTTTAGTAATTCAAAACCAATTTATACAGTTCTTTTTAATAAACCAGTGAATCTATATGAAATAGAACCTAATCAAAAAATATTAGATTATGTTCAATACACTTATGGCATCAGTAATTATCAAAGGCACTTTAAAAAAGTATTTTATAGTATCATTAAAAAAAGACCAAAGGATTTATTAAATGAAAATAATATTACTTAGATTTTCTTCTCAAGAAGATTCTACATCTGGTGCATTGTTCAAAGCTAATGATGATGGTACAAAAGACTTTCTCTGCTACACGATTGAAGATGAATATAGATTAAAAAAAGTCAAGGGAGAAACTCGTATAAAAGGCAATACAACTTATAAAGTGTTGCTAAGAGAAGAAGGGTCAATGACAGCTCGTTATAGAGCAAGGTATGAAGCCAAGTATGGTAAAGACTGGTTCAAAGGAATGTTATGGTTACAAGATACTGTTGGATATTCTGGAGAGCCATTCTCGTATGTATATTTTCATGCTGGAAATTCCGATGACTCGAGTCTGGGTTGCATTATTACAGGGGATTCTCAAGAGAATAATGTTCTCAAAAAAGATGGTTGGGTTTCTAATTCAAGACAATCTTTTGAGCGAATCTATCCAGTTTTAAGAGATGCAGTCTTACAAGAAGGACTTGAACTTGAAATAATTGATTGGGATTATCCAGCTCAAGATGAAAAAGCTGACATCAAAAAGATTGTTGATGAAGAAGTAAGAAAAGAATTATCAAACAAGTCTCCACAAAATATGATTGGAGCAATGGATATATACGAAAAAATTTCTGAGATTAATGGGAATCTGAAGATACTAGAAGCTAAACTCGAAGGGAAGAACATAATTTAGCTCTGGGGGTCTCCCATGAAAATCACTTGCCCAAAATGTAAA